CATCGGCACCGAAACCACGGACAAGCTGCGGGAGCAGTTTAGGGAGGAGAGCGAAAAATGAGCCGGACTGTACACCAACCGTCAAAACGTGACAGTTCATGTGCCGTAATACACGTTTTTGCGACATATTCGTGTAACGCAGTCCACATCGTTTGAAACGGAGGCAGTAAACCACCGTTAAGTATCATTTATGCGTATTATCTCAAACAAATCGGCCAAACGCCCAACCAATTGATGAACAACAGGTTGTTATTTGATTGGGAAACGTCCTTACAAAAAGGAGAAAATCTATGAGCTCAGGCAGCTGGTGGTGGCCCCCCAACTGGCCGGTGCCCAAGGGAAGAGAACACCTGTATGAAACGAGCACGACCACCAATACAACCCGAAATCTGGAGGAAGAGCGTCTGGTCGGAAGGATCGGCGTCCTGACCAAGCGGGTTGAACAATTGGAGACCCAGTTCCATGGGCTTTATGACTCGTGCTGCGACCTGATGGGGAGGATCAAGTCGCTGGAAAACCAGATGCTCTGGCACGGACCGGTCGAAAAAAACGACCGGATCGAAGCCATTGGCCGGGCGGTGCGGAGCGAGCGGGACGCCAACGACGCCGGGCCCACAGCGGGTCTCAAAATCCACATGTTTGGCGACGAGGTGGAGCTGGAGGAGCAACTCCGCGACGGCAAAAAGAAGATCTCCAGATACGCCATGAAAGAGTTGAAACAGCGGTTGAAACGAAAATGACCCACGCCGCCAATCTGCCGTTCCATCAGTACGTGTCGGTTGACAAGAAAATCCTGAGCGGGAACAAAGCCGAGGGATGGGAGGAAGCCGTCTGGTTCGGGCTGATTTCCGTTCCTCATCGGGCATGGGGTTGCACGGTGATGTTAAAATGCGGCGCAATTTACCGGGGGCTACCGATTTCCGCGTTGGCCCACGACAAGGTCGGAGAGGAGCAACACTGGGGCATCGGGGAAGCCCAGAGGTGGGATTGCTTTGGTTATTCCTTCCAGCCAATCCGCTATGATTACCTCCGGGAGCTGGATTGCTCGGTCTGGATCCCGAAACGAAACTGCTGGTTCGCCGGCCATTACGTCTTCACCGCAGAACCCTACGAGGACGGGTATTCATTGGAGCCCTCGCAGACCAAAAGCCATCACTTCATTGCCCTGGTCAACGGCCGTTACGCCTGCGTCCCGGGCAACAATGTGCTTTGGAAGGAGTCCAGTTTTATCCGGGAGGGCGGCAAACCAGACTGGCTCAAGGTTCAAAGCGAGACCTGGCACGCCGAGGAGCCCGGGTTTGACCGGGTGGTGACGGGGGACAGTGCCTGATTATTGACCGGTATATGCCAGTATCCTAACCTACCTACTCATGCCCCTCGGGAACAAACGCGATTACAAAAAGGAATACCGTGAGTACCACGGCAAGCCCGAGCAACTCCGCCGCCGTGCCGGGCGAAACGCAGCCAGACGAAAAGTGGCTAAACGGCGCGGCCTGGCAGCAATCCGTGGCAAGGACGTCAATCACCGGGACGGCAACACCTGGAACAACTCATCCGCCAACCTTACCGTCGAATCCAAGTCGGTAAATCGCGGTCGAAAGTATTGACTATTTCTGGTCCGTATTTAATCTAACACCATGCCCAAAGACGCAGGAACAGACGTAGTATCAGAGACGCAAGACCCGCAACAGATTCTTTACAAGACGCTGCCTGACATGGAGACCCTAAGCCGGGAGTCCATGGGTAAGGCGGGTGCCAATTACATCTCAACCACCGCCGCTAATGTTGACGGAGCCTGGGGTTGCATAACGGCCCTTGAAGACACAGTTTTTACAACCCTGACTTCCTCCAACTGGACAGGAAGCACGGCAAATTTGCCGCTTAAGACCGGGGTCACAATTTACGGGGCTTTTTCGCGCGTCAATTTACAGTCGGGTAAGGTAGTCGCCTACAACGCGGCTTAATTTGAAGTGCCAAGGCTAAGCCGGGCATTAAAAATGAGAAGGTAAATGAGTTATGCCGCGCTTAGGTTTATCTTTGGCTGTTTCAACCGAGGGCGCCTCATCAAAAACCAGCCCTAGCGGAATCGTTGGGTTCCCGCTTCGCCTCCGTATGTTTAACGGGGCCACATCGGTCAATCTTTACCGCATAACCAACAACGCTAATTTAGTCGAATACATTTCCGACAACGAGGTTTATTATGCTTTGTGGGCCTTTGGATCGAACCTTGGTGAGTTGTTCGAAAACTCAACATTGTTTTCAGGACCCACCCTCGGCTCTGCGCCAACAAATTGGCCTACGACAGGGTGGGCGGGGGGCTGGCAGTTTGGAGTGGCGAGTCCAACTCTAGTCACCCTTTCCTACGCCTCTCCCCAGAGCTTTGCGTATTCAAACTCAGTTCCCTCCATCGTCCTCACTTCGTCACCTGCCATCAACGCAAATCTGTTCACGATTTCTGGGCTTTCGTCCTCAAATGTTGGAACTCAATACGCCGTCATTAGCCTGGAAAAGGCGGATTACTATTTGGCTAACTCTGTCACCATTCCCGTCGCGATCACCAAAAGGAATGTCACCCTTTCCATCAACAACCAGTCTTCCACCTACTCCCCCAACGCAACTTACAACTGGTTTAGTGCCGTGGGCGTATCCACCTTGGCCGCAGGGGACACGATTCAGGGTCGATTTAACTCCGATCTTTTAACGGGAGTTCCCGCCGCCAACGCAAACGCGGGAAGCTACACGATTTCATTTAATCCCAACTACACATCCCAAAATTATAACATCACCAACTCTCCGGCTTCAGCAACTTGGACGATCAACAAGGCAAGCCAGACCATCACCTTTAACCCCAGCGGCACGGCTCTCACCACCGACACCACCAATCTCTCTGCCTCGTCCACCAGCGGTCTTACGGTGTCCTTCTCCGTGGTAAGTGGTCCCGGCTCGATTAACGGCTCCACGCTCACCTACTCCGGGGCGGGAAGCGTGGTGGTAAGGGCGAGCCAAGCTGGGAACGGAAACTACAACCCTGCAACAAATGTGGACAGGACGATTACTGTTTCGGCTCCTCAAGCCAGCGGGATTCCTGTTTCTTCTACACTTGGTTTTTCTTGGGGCGGTCACACGTGGATAAAAAGCACAAATCAAAACTTTAATGACGTTACACCGGGAACATTTTTCTACAGAAGAGACAATACTAACATCAGTGAAAACCCGGGAACCAATCATTTCATTTTCTTTTGGAGCGGACCTAATGGGCCAGTAAATACTTGGGTTCAAGCGTACACTGCAACTGAGTTTATAGATGATGGAGATGATCAGGGTATTTACTCAATAACCAATTACGACTTAAACTCTAATTTTTTCCCCTCGGGTTTAAGCTATAATTCGGCTGGAATATCTGCGACCACGCTTCCCGCCACATTGAATGGAACTCCTGTAGTGGCGGGTATCCCCACGGAGACAACTGAACAAATTTCTGTAAACGGGTCTACCTATTACAGGGCCGGTAGTAGTCCAAATTATTACTACACGGATAATGATATTAATACTTTTCAATGGTGGCCAAGCATGGGTTGGTACATTCAATCAAGCGGTGACAGTGTGTACTATTACGAAAGTGGGCTCGGTAATCCCTATTTAATGCCTACTTCGTTCACGGGTGGCGGAGTTACTTTTAACATTACTCGTATTGCATGAACACGTGTTTAGATCTTCCTGCAAAAGCATTAAAATATCTTGATAAAGTTTTTGACTTTAGTTGTTTGCCTAAAAAGTGTTTGTCCGCAAAAAGAAAAGAGGAAAATAGGGACGCCATGTTTTATTGCGGAGAAGAACACCTCAAGGAAAGCAAAATAATTGACTCTAGCTTTTACAAGGATCTGCTTCATTTAACCGAAGTTAGAGAGAACGTCCCTATTGAGGATCTGGCTGAATGGTTGTCCGAAAAGGGCTACTCTTTAGCGGAAAAACGGCCCTCTGGATGCTTTTACTACCCCCCCGATGGCTTTATGGCGTGGCACACCAATTACAAAAGAAACGATTGGAGAATCTATATTGTGAAAAGCCTTAAGGGAGATAGTTTTTTTCGATACGTAAAAGATGACGAAATAGTCACAGATTATGACCCAAAGGGCTGGTCTTACAGAATATTTTATGTTGGAGATGAAGCCAACCCGTTTTGGCATTGTGTATATGGAGGATCAGGCAGATACAGTATAGGCTTTAGATTAAAAGCCATCACCGCCGCATGAGCGAGAACAACGGAGCCTCTTATTTCAGCAAGTTCAGCGAGGATGACATTCTCGCCGCGATCCCTCCAGCCGGTCATCCACCCTGTCTTTGTCCTCGTCCCTGAAATCCAGGGGGTCCCGGGACAAAACCTGTTTAGCGTCCAGATAGCCCTCAACAGAGGCCAGGTCGTCGGGAGTTTGTTTGTCCATAAGCCAATCCTATCAGGTAGGGTCGGTCAGTAAATAAGTCGGCTTAAACCACCAGCAGCGAGACTTTTACCGTCAAACCATGGGGCAAACCCCCTTAGGGTAACTTCGAGGTTACCCCAAAAATGAAGTTCCTGGGCAAGTTACCCCTGAAAAAGAAGTTGATTGGCAACGGCTTTCAGCAGCTAGGGTAACTTGGGTAACCTTTTTGACCCCCCGGGTTCCCGACCTGGGCAAATCAGCGTAAGCCAAATTCCGTATATGGGTGTGGGACTTTACAATATTTTTAGTTACCCTTAGTTACCCTAGTTACCTTTTATTTTAACAATCAACGACTTAATCCGGGTAACTTGCTTTTTCCAAGGGTACCCTTGCCTGACCGTAAGCAAGCCACCAGGCCAAACGTCACAAGCCTGGCTACGGGAACAATAAGGATTGGCAGGACAAACCTCAGGATTCTTGTCCGGGTCATTTTGCCGGCCGGTGGTACAGGGCCAGCTTGGCCACCTTGTCGATCAGCCCCTTCTTGGCCTTGGGTCTTTGCGTGAGCGGAACCACCATCTTTGGCTTTTTGGCCACTAGAACCTTACCTTGTTGAGGATTGCCCTGCGCTTGGCACATCCCTTGCAGTCCTTGATCCTGGTGCCAAAGACCGCGTCCAACATCGCCGCGACAGGCATCGCAAACATGTGGACCAGGTCCCCGAGACCCGACCTTGTGCAGAGCCCGGGATCCTCCTCGCACATCTGCTGGATGATCTGTCGCTTGTAAAACGTGCGCACCGTGTGGTCCATGGGGTCCAGGGCCTCGTGGCGCGCCACGGACGTGATCAGGGCCTCCAGGTCATCATTGATCCACGTGGAGCCCTTCCCCCTGTATTTCCAAACGTAGGGGCTTTTATTGGCACTCATTTGACATTAAGGAGCCACGGCCCAGGATTGACGGGTGGACTTCCAGACAAACTTTCGTCGCGTCGAAAATGACGTCTCCGCCCTGGCCATCCTCATGTCGTTGCTTGAGGACAGCCCCAACCACGAGGTCACGATCAGCAAAAGGGCGACCAGGGACCTGGCCGAGTACGTTGCCAATTCCAAGGCAAATGACCGACCCTGCGTGGTCATGGTGGCCGAGGACGACGGGATGAAACTCAAGCTTTTGAAAAGCCACTCCGAGGTTTCTGATTTTGTCGATGACATGATCGAGGACTAGAAGTCCGCCGTTTCAAAGTGCTGCATCAGCTCCTTGGCGTCCTGGACGTTGTCCTGGATGTAGCCTCGGAGTTTGTGTTTGAGGATGCGCTCCTCCCTGCCCTGCTGCTTTTTCAATTCCCCCAGTGCAACCTGGGAGTCCTTGTAGACCTTGATCGTGTCGCGCAGCTCATGGCGCAGCGCGAATATTTTTTCGTCAAGCTGCTCAAGCAGCGATTCGGTTCTTCCGATGTCTCGGCGCATGGCCCGCAGGCCGGCGCCCATTTTTTGGAACCACGATTTGAATTTCACCGTTTCCATGAGCGCAAGTTTGCGCCCATGGAAAACGGGATCAACTAGTCAGCGGATGACAAAACGCTGAAAATATTTCAGCGTAATTTCAAATCGTATCCGCCGTACCAGGCTTCCTGGCCCCAGTTGGAAGCTTTCATTTCCCCGATCTTTGTACCTCCACGATACAGGTTGTAGCCACCGGGCCATTCCTGAGTGCCCCACACGGAGGGACGTATTTTGATGTCTTCTGCGAATGCGCCGGCCGTCACGGCGCAAAACAACAAGACGGCAATTGCGTTTTTCATGTTGGTTTAATTCTACGGACAAAAACCAGGACGCAACAAAAAAATAAATTTAATTTTTTCTGTACGTGTATATATGAAGTCTTATTGCGGCGGGGGGTGGGTGGGCACGGGGGCATATGCCACAACGACAGGGGGTTGCACTGCCGACCAGCTATATATGTATTGCATGCGGAAAGTACCGACCCAGGTGAGGTTGGTGTTTCCCAAAACCGTGCGATATGTAAGGAGTTAATATGGCAGTAATTGCTAATGCTAAAGACAAGGTGCAGGCGCTAACCTCTGAGTACAAACCCAAGGAAGGTGCCCTTTACCTCACAGTGGCCGCCAACAAGTATGGCCACCTCGGCAAGGTGATCTCCGGATCCCCCGCCGCGAAGACCTTCAGCGTGCTGGGCGAGATTCTCGCTTCCGGCAAGTCGCTGGATATCAGCGTTCGGCCCTCGCAACGCGAGGCCGGTGCGCTGACCATCCGCGTCGAGGTCGATGAGTGGAAGCCGATTCAGAGTCAGGATTCGACGGCGAACTTCCTCCGCTCGAAATACCTGAAGAGCTGACGCTTTACCGAACCCCGTGGGGACTGCAAACCCACGGGGAACGGTTATTCAAACCGGTCTCGTCTCTGTATCTATGACATTACTGGCAGTTACTGACAGCGATTCCGGCGTAAGTTGCTGCAAAACCGCAATGTTCATTGTTTGGGTCTTTGACCCTTCGGACAACCCAAAAGCTGTCGTTGCCACACGATTCACCTTTTCAAGCGCGGTAAAATGTTCGTCCACTTCTTCACGCGAAGATGGTGGTTGGACCGCGAGCGCATCCATGCCGCGCTGAACTTCTTTCTTTAAGCCTGACAGATATGCTTGGGCTTCTCCCGTTTGTTCGGCTGCCACAGATTTAACAGTTTCTGTTATCTTTTGTAGCACTTCTGTTCTCGTTGGGGCGATTTTGTTACGCCTCATGTGCATGCGAATCGTCGGCTGTTTGATGCCGTACTTCGCTGCAAGTACATAAACAGGAATGCCTCGCAGATAATCGGCCTCAATCACAGGCCAATTGGTTCGTTTCACTTCCACGTAACAGATTGTAACGGGCGTTACAGCTGTTGCAAGTCATTACTGACAAAGAAAGGACAATAACCACCATGCACACCCCTAGCCTGATCGAATCCAAGCTCCAGGACTTGACCCTGGAGAACACCAAGTTGAGGCAGATCATCTGTGTGGTCGCTCCCTCCCTGGCGACCCGACTCGACCTGTTGCTGGCCAACTGGGAGCCCAAAGCCGCCACCCAGCAGGAAGCGAGGGCGTAACCACCATGCACAAACCTTGGTACATCGTACGCATTACCAGCGACTCGCAAGACCCCTGGATCATCAAGTCCTTCTGGGACCGGGCAACAGCCTACAAGGAGCTCATCTTTGCCGGCTACGAGTGGAACGAGGAGTTCCATGTCATGCATTACAACACGCTCATGGCGGTTAAGCGTGACAACCAGCTCAAGGCTGAACGCCTGCGTAAACAGGAGGAAGGCTGGTTAAGTCAGAAATTCCAAGCCGAGCTTCAGCTCGGAATGGAGCGCGCATGAAAGGCGTCGCTTTCTCCCCTGAGTGGCCTTACGTGCCGATCCTGCTCAACCACCATGCAAGCCCCAAGCCTGAAGGAGTCTTTGACCAATGCCTTTTGGCGGTGATGCCTTGCTTTAGCGAACAGTGGTTGCGCTGGGTTCCCCAGACCAACTGAACAGACCGTGGAATAGTGCCGGAGGAGAGCTCCGGACAGCTCCGTGTGGGGGCTCATTTAAACACCACGGCTTGAATTTCCGGCTCATGCGAACATCCGTCCCGCATGGGCCATACATGGCGGTTAGGACGGAAAGTACAGGAGTAACACCATGCTTGTATCAAACGAGTTCCCCATGGATGGGGACATGATCCAACAAGAAGCAAAGAACGACCTCCTGGGTGCCATCCACGCCGAGTTTCAGGCGATGGGGCATCCGCTGGCCGAACACGACCAGGCCTCCTACGAGCGCCATCTGGTCCGCGAGGTATCCGAACTGGAGGGCTGGCTCAATGATTAGTCTGGCCAACCAACTCGAGATGATCCGACCCCAACTCAACCTCAAACCCTCGCCGGCTCCCGTTGTCCCCAAGGGAACAACGCCGGCGCCTGCCGTCATCCGCATCCCGGCCAAGGTCATGCGTGATGGCGTCTCCTGGAGCCCGACATGCTGGTACAACCCCAAGAGCAGCCATGACCGGCAGCGTGCCATGAGGTACCTGCAGGAGTCGCTGCGCTACGGGGTCAGCATCGACCCGACCAGCCGCTGGTCCATTCAGGTCGGCAACTCCTCGTTCCGCATGCGCGACGAGGCTGAAATCACCGCCTGGATCAACGACTGAAAACACCGGTCAACAACCCAAAGATTGGTTATTGACACAACCCCGCCCGTAGTTCGAACCTTGGTGCGGGTAATGACAAAACAGAAAGGATAAAAGAACATGACCAAGTCAGCTGCACGCAGAGCAAGTAAACCAAAAGACGTGTCCCGCCTTGTAAGACCTCCGCTCCTGCAGGCCCAGCTGGATAATATCCGGCTCAAAGCGACCGTGGAGGAACAACGGAAAGAGATCAAACTTTACCGCGACACCCTCGCCCAAATTCGTGACATCGCTTTGTTTGGCAGGGCTCACGGGGAAAAAGAAAGAGATCGCACCAGCCTTGGGCGCTTGACGGAGATTAACAGCCGGGCTTTCCGGGCCTTCAACTGGCGGGACCTTGAAGCCAAGGAGGAGGTCCGCGAGCTGGCCAAGCTTTACGGCCTTTGCCCATGAGCGCCATCAGAACCCCCACCAGGAAGTGGCTGGAGAAGCTGCCGGACGCCTACAAAGAGGCGTTCTACGACAACTTGGCCAACTTCAAAACCAACGACCTTTGGGAATGGATCATTGATCTGTTGCCCTTGCGGGATGCGGAGGACCTGCTCGCCAACCTCACCAGTCACTGGGAGGAGGACGAGATCGGAACCCCGTACCGCAAGAGCATGAAGTCCCCAAGCATAAAAGTCAGGGGGCTTGTTTCAAAGTGAACGACAACCCCGACATGACTGACGGCAGAGACCACGCCGACTGGGTGGCGGAAGAGCGCGAGAAGTTCGAGCGCATGGACCGCTACGACGAGTCGGGTTACTGGAGGCATTTTAGATAATCATGAGCATACAAACCATCAATCGATTCGAGATTACACCAAGCAACGACAGCTCCAACGGGATGCACAAGACCGGGGAGCTGAGGAACATCACCGCCGGGGAGATCGTTGAGATCCTTGGCTTTGGACCCAACCACGACGACGATCCTTCCAAGGTCGTTCACTCCTGGCTCTTCAAGGTCAGGGATGTGACCGACCCTGAGTCCAAGCCCGTGCTTTGCGGGATCTGGGATTACAAGGGATCGCATCGTTTCAAACAATTCAGCACGTACGGCCCGCATGATCTACTCAATAACCTGTTCTTTGGGCACTACCACGGGCAGGTGTACTGACAAAGGAGGGACAATACATGGCCACATTCAGGCTTGAGATTAAAACTGACAACGCAGCGTTCGGAGACAGCCCCGAGTTGGAGCTGTCCCGCATACTTGAAGGGCTTTCCGAGGAAGTTTTAAGCGCTTCCGAGGAAATCCTTATCAAGGACATCAACGGCAACACCGTTGGAAAGGCCACTTTCAGATGAGCAAGAAACCCAAGTCCAAACCCAAGTCCAAACCCAAACCCAAAGTCAAAGACACCCAGACACGAGCGGAGAAGATCGAGGCGGCCCTCGAGGACTTCGTCTTCTTTTGTTACGACCCAAACATGTCGCTTCATGAACTGAGGGACAGGGGACAGGAGGCCCTTGATTCCAAATGAAACTAAACCGGACATCCACCAAGGAGCTGGTCGCCATCAGGACCAAGCTCGAGACAGTACGGGAAAAGACCGCCAGCCAGCCCGCCAAGGGCAGCGAGACAGGCAGCCTGTACTACCAGCATGTCGTCATTGAACTCAACAAACGGGAGGGCAAATAACCATGGAAACCACCGAACTATTCACCCGATGGCTGCTGCCCTTTTACACCATCCTGCTTCTGGCCCTGGCCTGGAGCGTGTTCAAGGAGCACCGATGACCACAGCGTTGGATACCCAGTTCGACGAGGACATTGACGCCCTTGTCGGCAACCACCATGCACAACCCAAAAACCTAAGGCTCTGGCCCATCGCCACGGAGAACCAGCTGTTGGCCAGCTTCATGGGATGGGAGAAGATCCCCAAGTCTTCGACCAATGCCTTTCCCGTCAACAAGGCGACGGTCAGGATTCAGGGATACAGGGAAAGTCTTCCAATCTACGGGGTTTACTTCCTTCACTCCTCGCGTCAGTCGGGCTACGGCTACGTGTACAGTGAGCGGCTGATCGTCACGGCTTACGGGACGTCGCCACGCAAGTGGGGGTTCAACGGTTACTGTTTCACGGGAGGACAACTTCAGGAGGTCCACGACACGGTCGAACACATCGAGTCGCGGATGATGGAATACTATTCCCACAAGATCAAACTTTCAGGACGGAAAAAGCCGTCGGCATCTTCGGCTTCATGAGCCGATTCATCACAAAACTCAACAGAAAGGTACGCCTACTATGGCTAAACATACTGCAGTCATCATCGCCACACCTGATCAGGTTGATCGGTTTGGCAAAGCAACGGATCAACTCAATCAGGCACGCAAGGTACGCGAAGATCTTATCGACAAGGTTTTCAAGCCTGCGTCCGATTCTGGTAACACGCACTGGGCAGGGCTGCGTTATCAGATCACTGCCTCTGAAAAGAGTGTCGGTCGGCTTGACCCGGAAAAGTTGATCGAGGAACTCCAGCGCCGTGGCATCACCGATGCCAACGTGCTGGTCGAATCCTGCCGCACATCATCCCACGTCGTTTCCTTCCGCTCCTCCATCCTGGTCGGGCGGCTGGCTCATCTCGTGGATCAACGGGCTGCGATTGCAGCCTAAAGGAGAATCAACATGGCTAAGTTAAAAGCAACCGACACGGTCACCATTGACCAACTCGACATTCACCCCTTGCCCGCACCCACCAAGACGTTCATGCCCGTGGCCCACGGCCGCGTACACGAGCTCTTCAAGGAAGCTGCCGGCATCAACAAGCAGGCCATCCGGCCCGCATGGTTCAAGCTCGCCCCCAACGGCGAGGTTGCCATGGGCTGCTACGACCTGGACCTGCCCAACCTGGACACCAGCGAAAGCAAGGCCCAGGTGGGTTGGATCAACAGCTGGGACAAGTCCTTTGCAGCCCGCACCTACATGGCCGAGGAGATCAAGGTTTGTTCCAACGGGATGGTCTTTGCCATCCGGGTGGTTGCCCGCAAGCACACCACCGAGATCCTGACGGACCTGCCCGGGCTCATTGCCGGGGCTTTGGGTGATGCGGAACGCCGGTTCTTCGGCAACCGCCAGCGCATCCAGGCCTACAAGGGAACGGAACTCGAGGACAAGGACGCCGACCATCTCCTCATGGAGCATTGGCGGCGCGGTGTCTTTGGGGATCGCCAGCTCAAGGCGGCGCATGACGAATACCGGGAACCAAACTTCCAGGCGTTTCGTCCCCGCAATGTCTGGTCCTTCCACAACGCCGTCACCGAGACGCTCAAGCGTTCCATTGCGTTTGACGCCCCTCACCTGACGACCGTGTCCAACGACCTGCTCGACGCCTTTGTCGGCTTCGACGAGTCGAAGGTCCAGTACGCCGGAGTCAACTGATTCCAAGGATCGGGAGGGTCGGGACAACCCCGGCCCTCCCTTTCCCCATTATGCCACCCATTAAAACCAACGGGGCCTGGATCCTGGCATGGATATCCATGCTGGCAGGCATCCTGTTGATCATCGCGAGGAGTATCCTTTGATCATCACCAACTCAAGACAGAAGCCCGTGCAGTCGGCGGAGTTTGAGGAAAAACAGTTCAGCATACGCCTCAATCCCAAGCTGTTCGAGGCTTTGGGTTCGCTTTACACGGACCCCATCCTGGCCTTGTGCCGGGAGTACATGACCAATGCGGACGAGGCGCACCAACTGGCCGGGCATAACCGACCCATCGAGGTGACGCTCCCGACCAAGCTGGCCCCGGAGTTCATCATCCGTGACCAGGGTCCGGGCTTGCCCAAGGAAAAACTGTTTGAGCTGTTCACCACCTACGGCGCCAGCGGCGACGAGAAGGAGACCAGCAACGACTACGAGGGCGGCTTCGGATTGGGCGGCAAATGCTGGCGTGCCTATGCCGACAGCATCATCGTCGAGTCCTGCCACAACGGAACCAAGACCACCTATTCGTTCTTCCTGGACGAGACCAACATGGGCAAGGCGGCCATTCTGGCCACCGAGCCAAGCCGAAGCAGCGGCATCACCATCAAGGTCCCGGTCAAGAAGGAGGACATCGACACCTTCACCAACCGGGCGGCCAACATCGCCTGGATGTTTCCGGTCCGGCCCAGGTTTACCAACCTGACTGACGCCCAACTGGAAGAGCATGTCGACGAGGACCTTAAGTTTGGGGAACGCAAACCCATCTACCGGGAAACCCGTTACGTGTTCTTTGGTGACTCCAAGAAATCGTTTGTCCGCATGGGGCGTTTGTTATACCCCATCGGCACAAGCCACCTGCCCTCCAACTTCAATGTGCTTCTGAAGAACCTCATTGAATCGGGCATCGTGCTTGAGTTGAATGTCGGCGAGGTGGACCTGGCCCCCAGCCGGGAAACCCTCAAGTACACCACCCGGACGGTCAGCGCATTGTTCGGTGAACTGAAGAAGATTGCCGACAGCCTGTCGACCAACCTGATCAAGACCGTTGACCAGATGCCCAATGAATACGAAGCCATTCTGAAGGTCAACGAATTGTCGGCCCGGGGTTACACCACCCACTACCACTACCGGCGGGACAGCTCCAACTTCAACAAGGAGCTGGCCAAAAAGCTGGATGGCAAGTGGACCTGGCAGGGCAAGCCGTTGGCCACCAAGGAATACTCCATCAAGAAAGTCTTCAAGAACATCTACAATGATTCTGACGGGGACTTCAAGGATTGGATCAGGACCAAAGGTGTCAACATGCGTATCCTCTGGAAGCATCCCCACCGGGACAAACTCCAGACGGACTTTGAAAGCGAGATCATCCCCCACGGGAAGGCCGCTTTCTTCCTGACGGAGCGTTCAGGTTTCCCGGTCAAACGGATCAAGAAGTACCTGGACGCCAATCGGGAAACCATCGACCACGTCTACGCCATTGGCGTACACCCCAAGTCGAGGGACCTGTTCACCAAGGTGTATCCCAACTTCTGGACACTGCCTTTCCTAAAGGCGGATGACCTGCCCGAGCTTTCCCCATCCGAGATGAAGGACGGGGACAGCAACGGCATCAAGTCACGCAAGCATTGCGACGGACACTTCTTTGAGTACAAACCCAAAGACGACCCCGACAAGCTCTCGGACAACTGGGAGATCGTCAACGTGGATGCGGACGGAAGTCCCGAGGTTTGGGTGTTGATCGACAAGTTCGAACCCAAGTCTCACTTCACCCACCACGGGATTAAAGTTCTCAGATGGTTGGGAGTCAGGGAGTACAACCGCGTTATTGGTGTTAAGATCGGGGACAAAGACAATGTCCCCAATCATTGGGTCAGTTTGGACGACGCCATTCAAGAGGCCTTGTCCAACTGGATGCAAAACCCTGTCTTCAAGGACAAGCTACTTCGCTTCCTGAACCACAAGGTGTTTGAGCATCGCAGCCCAAGTGACGTGGACAAAGTTGACGGCAAGTTAAAGGGGTGGACTTACAAGAAGACCGAGTATTACCACAAAAGGATACTCAAGATTCTTAACTTCCTGCAAATCGGGAACCCGAAGGTTTCCCAGGTTTTGCCGGAACCCGTCTCCAAACTTGCCCATCTGTACAAGGAAGCCAGTCAAACAGTCAAGGAACTCGAACTTCTTTTGTCCAAGGGGTTTGATTTCGACGGAGCCTTGATGACCAAGCTTGGGCTTTCATCCTGGGCCAACATCCGGGATCACCGCTTTGAATACATCGACGCCACCCGGGAGTTCATCAAGAACTATCCGGTGGCCAGGTTCTTTGAGTATGACGATGAGTGGTGGAACAGCTCGGGCAAACAGAAAGAGATTAAGAAAAACATCTTCATTCAGTACGTCAATGAAAAGACGCAGCTGAATCAACAACCAAAGGAGGTCCAATGAATTGGATCAAGACGGAAGACAGCCTGACGGCTGTCATTGACAACAAGTCCTACACGCTCCGCAGGGAGCACCCCAATTACCGGACGGTGATCCAGGCCATCAAGGATGGCCGGGGTGAGGACGAAATCATCAAGCTCATGGACGTGATGCAAAGCGTCGCCGACTTCGCGGGTGACTCCGTCGAGGTCAAGGGCGGCCGCGTCTTTTACCGTGGCGAGGAAGTCCAGGGCACGCTGGTCGACCGGCTCCTTGGATTCATGGAGGAAGGCCTGCCAGCCTCCCCCTATATCCGGTTCCTGGAGAACCTGATGCAGAACCCAAGCAGCCGCAGCCGTTCCCAGCTCTACAGGTTCCTGGAACACCAGGGCTTGCCGATCACGGACGACGGTTGCTTCCTTGCCTACAAGGGTGTCAACGACGATTACACCGACGTTCACACCGGCAAGATCATCAACCGGCCCGGCCGGACCGTGACCATGGAACGCAGCCGCATCTCGGACGATCCGAGCTTGGGCTGCCACACCGGGTTGCATGTCGGCAGCGAGGAGTATGCCACCGGCTTTGGCTCCCGCACCGTCATCTGCAAGGTCAATCCCAAGGACGTGGTCAGCGTCCCGCTGGATTGCGAATGCCAGAAGATGCGGGTGTGCGCTTATTCGGTGACGGCGGATTACGCCGGCACCATGCGTAAGCACTACTCGGATTCTTCCGACGGCCGGTCCTACAGCAACGGCGATTCCGAATACGATTGGTCCAATGAGGACGAGTCGGGTGCGGAAAGCTGGCCGACCGGCGGATGCCGGGATGGCGCGGGCCACATCCATCAAGTCTGATTACTGACTGATAACTGGAAGTAGCGTGGCACATATGAGCCCATATGTGCCACGCCTTCCGGAAAGGAAATTATGCCAGGAGTAACTTACGGGGAATGGTGGTCGAGGATGCGGCAGCAGGCCGCTCTTGATTCCATTGCCGAAAGCCGGAGGGATCTAAGAACTCAACTGCTTGAGTTGGAAAACCAAAAACTCAAGGAACGCGTTCTGCAGCTGGAACGCAAAACCAAGGAGGAGGTCAGGGATGAGCAGATACAGTCCGATCGGTGGGCGTAAGGTCCACACCAACTTCAGCACACACGGCATTCTTGCACGGTTGCTGCGAGTGAGAACAGGCATGAGCCGAAAACAGATGGCTATATTGCTTGGCACAAACGAGATGAGCGTTTGGAACTGGGAGAACGGCAAGAACAAGCCGCAACCCAGGTTCCGCAAAAAACTAAGCGCACTGCTGGCTCCATGAGTCTGCTCAACAAGGCAGCCATCAAACGTGCCGCTTTGGATTTGGCCAACGCCAAGTTCAAAGAACGCAACAAAACCCGGATGGAGATGGGGATTGCACCCCTCAAGGCGCCCCCTTCCCGGGTCAGTGGAGAGTTCATTGACAAGATTGAAACGTCTCTGCGTGTGGCGCTCAGCAACCTGGTCAATGAACACAAAACGGGAGCAACCCTATGACCATGACCATGGCGGAGTCTTTGGTCGGTTCCCTGTCCCATCCCAGCAAGATGCCGGGATGGGGCTGGGGAATCTCGACCGCCTGGTGCAACGTCGGTCGCAAGCTGGTCAACGTGGCCAATGCCGTGTGCAAACTTTGCTACGCGGATCGTGGCCACTACAAACAAAAGAACGTGCAGGCCGCCCACACCAAGCGTCTGCTTGCCTCCAGCCGGGTGGACTGGAGCAACCTGATGGCGTTCATGATCAACTTCAGGAGCAAGCGGAAAGGCGGGGACGTGTTCCGTTGGTTTGATTCCGGCGACCTTCAGTCGGTGGAATTACTGACAAAAATCTGTCAGGTCTGTGAGCAGACGCCCAACGTCAAGCACTACCTGCCCACCAAGGAATACGGGATTGTCTCCGACTTTATCAAACAAGGCGGGGTGATCCCCGACAACCTATGCATCCGGCTGTCCGCCTACATGATTGACGGCCCATTGCCCCTGGCTTTGAGCCGCCGGCTTGGCGTGCAAACCGCCATGTCAGTCCGTCAGGACTGGAGTTGTCCGGCCCACGAGCAAGGCAACAAGTGTCTTGATTGCCGCAAGTGTTGGGACCGTTCGGTCGAAGTCATCACCTACAAACTCAACCATGAAACCAAGGAGGCTGCTTGAGTGTTGCCATCATCGACCCCAAGAACGTCACAAACTACCAAAGGGATGAGGCCCAGCTTCAATCCTTCTGGACCTTTTGCATCATTACGGCCGGCAAGAACGCCGATGTACAAAGCAAGAAGGTAGCCAACCTTCTGGGAAAAAACCGCCATCGTAAACCCTTTGACTACTTCCGGGACCTTGGCCCTTATGGGTTAAGGGAAGCCCTGAAAGAGGCAAAGACCGGGCAATACGAACGTATTGCCCAGGCACTGATGGAAAGCCTGGACCTTGACTTGTTCAAGGTGACGGTCGACGAGCTCGATGCCATCTATGGCGTCGGGCCCAAGACCTCCAGGTTCTTTGTCCTGCATACCAGGCCCAATGCCTACCTGGCTGTGTTGGATACCCACATTCTGAAGTTCCTCAAAGCGCGAGGCGTGTACAAAGTTCCACGCACCACGCCGCAGGACAAGGCGGTTTATGAAAGGCTGGAGCGGGCGTGGCTATACCACTCTCCCCTGGCCTATCCGCATTGCACTCCAGCCCAGGCGGACCTCCTGGTCTGGAAAGAAATGAGCGGAAGAGCATGAGATTCTTTTTTCACTACAACAAACCTTTATCCCGCCAAAAGCGGGAAAACTGGTGGACCCTGCATTACAAGGGCCAGTGCGTGCCTATCCGGCATTTCACAACCAGCGTCATTCTACAGGACAGGGAACGCAAAACCCAACCCAAGGCCGTGGTGTGGGGTGATGCCAAACACATAAGTATTACCAACCACCATGCCATCATCACGTAAGAAAGA